CTTAAAGCTGATACTGCTGTTCAAACTATTTTATCTGCTGATGGTTCTGTAACTATAACTGGAACTACAGCTATAGACCTTTCCGTTGCTGTTGCTGGTTCAACATCTAATGTCCTGTTGCCTGTTCGCAACACCACGGGCGCAACGCTCACAAAAGGCACTGCGGTATATATCAGCGGCGCTACTGGGCAGCGTTCTACTGTTAGTAAGGCGATTGCAACAAGTGACGCAACATCTGCGCAGACACTCGGATTAGTCACTGCCAATATTTCTAATAACTCAAATGGCAATGTGACGCTTATTGGAACCATTATTGATATTGATACATCTGCCTACACAGATGGTCAGCAACTATATCTTAGCCCAACAACGGCTGGAACACTGACAGCAACTAAGCCATATGCACCACAACATTTGGTTTACATGGCGGTTGTTGAATATGCGCATCCAGTGCATGGCAAGTTATTTGTCAAAGTCCAAAACGGTTATGAGATGGATGAGTTGCACAATGTGTCGGCTCAATCTCCCGCAAACAATGACGGTATATTCTACAACACATCGACAAATCTTTGGGAAAAGAAGTCGATTGTTACGGCGCTTGGTTACACACCTTACAACGCTACAAACCCTGCTGGCTACACGACTAACACAGGAACAGTTACTAGTATTAACTTAACTGCTGGCACAGGCATCGCCGTTTCTGGTGGGCCAATTACGTCTTCTGGTTCTATTACTGTAACGAATACCGCGCCGGATCAGGTCGTATCTTTAGCTGGCGCTGGCACAACTGCCGTTACTGGAACATATCCAAGCTTCACGATTACATCGAATGACCAGTATGTCGGAACTGTAACAAGCGTTAGCGGTGCAGGCACTGTCAACGGCATCACGCTTACTGGATCAGTAACTAGCAGCGGCTCTTTGACGCTGGGCGGAACGCTTAGTGGAATCGCCAACAGCCAACTAACAAACTCATCTATCACGATTAATGGCTCTGCAATTAGCCTTGGTGGTTCCGTTTCGGTTGGGACTGTTACAAGCGTTGGTGGCACTGGCTCGGTAAATGGCATCACGCTCACTGGCACAGTCACTTCAAGCGGAAGCCTGACGCTCGGCGGCACACTGTCAAACGTGAGCCTCACAACGCAAGTCACAGGCACACTTCCAGTTGGCAATGGCGGCACAGGCACAGCTACGGCGTTTACCAGCGGATCGATTGTCTTTGCCAATACGTCTGGCATTTACGCGCAGGACAACGCCAACTTCAACTGGAACAACACCAACAAGACGCTCGGCGTTGGTCGCACTGCATCATCTAACGTCCGTATCTATTCCAAGGGCGGCACGACTGGCAGCGGCGCATTCTCATATTATGGTGAGAATAGTGCGGGGACTGGCTGCTTTGGTATACGCGATGATGGTGCGTTTTTCTCAGGCGCTGCGTCCCTTTCGCCTTACAACCTAACAACTGCGGCAGCGGCCAACCTTGTCGTTGCTGCGGACTATTATCTGTATCGCTCAACTTCTTCGGCGCGTTACAAGAAGAACATTGTTGATTATGATCGCGGGTTGGATGCGGTAATGTCGCTACGCCCTGTCTATTACGAAGGCAAAGGTGAGATCGACGAAGGCAAGCGGTTTGCTGGTTTTGTCGCGGAAGAAGTTTACGACGCGGGGTTAACTGAGTTCGTTGTATTGGACGAAGAAGGGAAGCCTGATGCATTGCACTATGGCAATATGAATGCGCTTTTAGTAAGTGCGCTACAGGAAGCTCTCTATCATATTACCATTTTGATTAAACGCGTAAACGAGTTAGAAAAAAAACAGTAAGGGACATTATGAGCTTTGCTAATATGATTTCTATTGAGGATCGCCGCCGCCTCCGGCACATTGTTCGCAAGGTTCATTTGTCGCATTATCCTGCTGACAAGCTTACCAATGTTGAATGCGATAAGCTAATCGATGCATGGGGGCCAGAGGTTGTGTCAGATATTATCCGCAAAACTATGAATGCTGGGCAGATCGCTTGAGTGGTTTAAAGTACAAGCCGGGCGGTGAAACGCTTCGGCAGTTCATGCTAGATGATCACTTCTTCCGTGGATTGCGTGGGCCTGTAGGTTCTGGCAAATCCGCTTGCTGCGCCATTGAAATGTTTCGTCGATCCTTAGCACAGGAACCAAACAGTGAAGGTATACGGAAAAGCCGTTGGGCCGTGGTACGTAACACTAATCCGCAGCTCCGCACCACTACCATTAAAACATGGCTCGATTGGTTTCCAGAGCATATATGGGGGAAAATGCTTTGGCATCCACCGCCTTATACTCACCACATCAAAAAGGGCGATCTGGATATGGAAGTTATTTTCTTGGCGCTTGATCGTCCAGAAGATGTAAAGAAACTTCTATCTCTTGAACTTACGGGCGTATGGATAAACGAAGCAAGAGAAATCCCCAAGCAAATCGTTGACGCTTGTACAATGCGTGTCGGACGTTTCCCTTCCATGAAAGATGGTGGGCCTACATGGTATGGCGTTATTGCAGATACAAACGCTCCAGATGAAGATCACTGGTGGCCTGTGATGGCAGGGGAAGCGCCTCTCCCAGATCACGTATCCCGTGAAGAAGCAATGATGCTTATTAAGCCGGACACATGGCGATTTTTTACCCAGCCGGGCGGTATGGTAGCCAATATCGACAATGAAGGTAATGTGCAAAACTACCAAAAAAATCCTTTGGCCGAAAATCTTTCGAACCTCACACCCAACTATTATCCAGATATTATTACTGGTAAGACTAAGAGTTGGATCGATGTCTATGTCATGAACAAACTTGGCAGCCTTTCTGATGGTAAACCAGTTTATCCAATGTTTGACGAGTCCGTGCATATCGCTAAGGAGCCAATTCTTCCAACGCCGGGGATTCCAATTATTGTCGGACTTGATTTTGGTCTAACCCCAGCGGCAGCTTTCTGTCAGATGGTGCGTGGGCGGTGGTTTGTGCTGCACGAATTGGTAGCGCAAGACATGGGGATAGTTAGATTCGCTGAGTTACTAAAGATTGAAATGGCCCAGAAGTTTCCGGGATCTCAGTTTATTGTGTATGGAGATCCGGCTGGTGACTATCGTGCGCAGACAGACGAACGAACACCATTCCAAATTTTACGGCAAGCTGGAATTACTGCTTACGTTGCACCAACAAACGATCCTGCACTGCGTATTGAAGCCGTAGCCACACCCCTCAACCGCATGGTTGATGCGCAGCCGGGTTTCTTAATTGATTCGCGTTGCAATAACTTAACCAAAGGTTTTCGTGGTGGCTATCACTATCGCAGACTACAGGTATCAGGTAACGCTCGGCATGAAGAAAAGCCGGAAAAGAATAACTTCTCTCACGTACATGATGCATTGCAATATGCTTTTTGTGGTGGCGGAGAAGGCCGTGCATTAACCACAGGTCGAACTGATACACGCCCCGTAAATGGTCGCGCTATTTTCGATCTATTCAAAAAACCAAATAGATTGCGCCGCTCAACTTTTTAGTCCATTGCTTATCTAGGTGCAGTCGATTCATTGAGTTGACATGGGAGCTATATCTTATGTGCTTTAAGAAACCAAAGATGCCTGCTGCATCTGCCGAAGAAATGCAGGCTGAAGCTGAATTAAAACAGCAGCGCGAAGCTATGCGAACCGAATTGGCTACTGTAAAGGCCGAATCGAAAGATCGTCGTATGCAAGAGGCGATTGCTAAATCTACTGGCCGATTTGGTTTCCGCTCTTTACTTTCTGGTCGCAAAGGCGGACAGGGTTTTGTTTCTCGCAGTTTGATGGGATAATTATAGATGCCTGTTGTACAACAGCCAGCGATTAGCATTTCTTCTAACGCTACAAGTGCGGAGCGAGTACTGGCTCGTTTTCAACGTGCCAAGACTTTACGAGAGCCTTGGGTTTCAGAGTACGAAGAGTGCTATGAATACGCACTACCAAGCCGCGAAAGCTTTTATGCGCAAGCTGCTGGACAGTCTCGAACAGATAAAATTTTTGATGAGACTGCAATTGTGGGTGTGCAGGAGTTTGCATCACGCCTGCAATCTGGTCTTATTCCTAATTATGCGCGGTGGGCTGAACTTATTGCAGGCTCAGAGATCCCAGAAGAAGAGCGTTCAGAAGTTAATAAAGCTTTAGAGGATGTTACTGAATACGTTTTTGAGATCATTCAGAACAGTAACTTTGCGCAAGAAGCAAACGAATCACTAATTGATATTGCTCTTGGCACTGCTTGTATGCGTGTTGACGAGGGTGATGCGCTTAATCCTGTAATGTTTACGGCAGTACCACTGCCACAATTGTATCTTGATACTGGGCCAGATGACAAGTTGGACTCGATATTCCGTGAGCGTTCTATCAAAGCCTCGAATATTAAAGTCGCTTATCCCAATGCCAAGTTGCCAATGGAACTTGCGCGTGAACTTGCGTCCGGCACAGATCGACACGTTACGATTGTAGAAAATGTGTATCGTGATTGGTCGTCCACTGTAAACGAAGTCAATAAGTTTTGCGTTGTAATCCCCGAATACAATGAAATGCTGGTAGAAGAAACTTATCGTGGCACGGGTTCTAGCCCATATGTTGCGTTTCGTTGGTCTAAGTCGGCAGGCGAAGTATGGGGCCGTGGGCCGCTGCTTAATGCTATGCCTGCGGTAAAAACCACCAACCTTGTGGTGCAAATGATTTTAGAGAATGCTCAGATGTCAATCTCTGGGATCTATACCGCTGAAGACGATGGAATTATAAACCCGTCAAACATTCGCTTGATTCCCGGGACAATTATTCCCGTGGCTCCGGGCAGTTCTGGTATTCGTCCTGTCGGCTCTGCTGGTAGCTTTGATGTTGCTCAGCTTGTGTTATCAGATATGCGGATGAACATTCGCAAAGCTTTGTACAATGAAATGCTTGGCAATCCGAATACTACGCCAATGTCTGCTACTGAAGTTGCGCAGCGCATGGCAGACTTGTCACGGCAAATTGGTTCTGCTTTCGGACGTTTGCAGGCAGAGTTTATCAATCCTATTTTGCGGCGTGTTCTTTATATTTTAAAGAAGCAGGGACGCATTGAGATCCCGACTATTAATGGTCGTGAGGTTCAGGTGCGTTCGACTAGCCCATTGGCTCAAGCGCAGGCGTATGAAGACATTACTTCAATCAATCGTTTCCTTGAACTAATACAAGGACGATTCGGCCCACAAATGGTAAACTTGTTTGTTAAGGGCGATGAGGCT